TAACTACCCACAAAAACAACAGAACCCTATACTACAAATCCAGCGGTTCAACTTCCCTGTTCACTGACCATCAGGAAATCATATTGGAAGTGGATAAAGAATGGGCATAACAGTTGATGTTTCCCAAATTGAAGGGTTTCAAGATAAGATTCGTGCTTTGAACGGAACCCAACGGGATATGTTCTTCCGGGAAAGCTGCATGGACGGGGCTAACAGGCTGGTTGCTCTGGTTAAGCCCCTGACCCCGGTTCAGCATGGAACACTAAGGATGGGTTGGGACAACGCTTTAGGCGGTTTAGGCGCTTCCAGTGTCGCAAAGACACAAGGGGCGGGACAATCCTATTCTGTCACCGTTGAAAACGCTACCCCCTATGCTTCCTATGTGGAATACGGACACAGGCAGACCCCCGGAAGATACGTTCCCGCTATTGGGAAAAGGCTTGTTGCTTCATGGGTGGAAGGAAAACACATGCTGGAAATATCGGAAGGTAAGCTATCAGGGATTCTTCCCGGTGTGCTTCAGACCCGGTTGGACGCATTTTTAAGGACGGTGTTTTAACATGATAAACAGTGTGAAAGATGGGATTGTCAGCGCTTTGGTTGCTGCTTTTCCTACTGTTCCGGTGTTTGATGAACCTGTTGAACAGGGGATTGTTGAACCGTCTTTTTCCGTTCGGTGCGTTAAGCCTGAACGGAACCTTTTCAGGGGTAAGCGCTACTATGAAGATGATCTGTATGAAATAGTTTACTTTCCCCCGGTAGAAGATAGATATCAGAACAGCAATGAAACGGTTGAAACGCTTTTTGACTGTCTTGAAATCCTGACCCTTTCCGATACTACAAAAATCAGGGGAAGGGACATGAAATCCCATACCGCTGAAGATTTCACGGTTGTTTTCACTGTCCACTACTCTGATTTCATGTATAGGACGGAAAACCCGGATAAGATGACAACACTTGTTGAAAACAGCGTTGAACCTATTTGAATGAAAGGGTGATTGATTTGGGTAAGACTGAAAAGGTTGAAAAGGTTGAAACGGCTGAACCCGTTGCTTCCTTTACCAAAGATTCCATCATGAGAAGTCAGCGCTTTTCCAACAGGCGGGATGCGCTGTCTTTTCTGCTGAAGGATGATGAATCCTATACACTGGAACAGGTGGAAGGGATTTTGAACAATTTCTATAACGAAAGCGAAAGGGTGAAGTAAAAATGGCGCTTGGTGGCGGTACTTGGTTCTCTCAGAACAAGAAAATTCCCGGTGCTTATATCAACTTCACTGCCAAAGCTACTGCGAATGCTGCCCTTGGTGACAGGGGTGTAGTCGCAATGGCGCTGAAAATGGATTGGGGCATTGACGGGGAAGTTTTTGAAGTCACGGCTGAAGACTTCATGAAGAACAGCGTGAAGCTGTTCGGTTACGATTATAGCGCCCCTGAAATGAAGGGTCTGCGTGATCTGTTCCTGTATGCTAAGAAGGGATTCTTCTACAAGCTGAATTCCACTTCTGGAACTACCAGTCATGCAACCGGAACTTTCGGAACGGCTAAACATTCCGGTCTGTGTGGTAATAAAATCAAGATTGCTATTGCGGTGAATGCTGATGACAATAACAAGTTTGATGTTATTACCTACTACAACAATGTTGAAGTCAACTATCAGATTGTGGCTACGGCTGCTGGACTGGTTGACGATGATTGGGTTGCTTACAATAAGTCTGCTACCCTTGCGGTTCAGGCTGCTACCGCCCTGACTGGCGGTGCTACGGCTACGGTTACTTCCGCTATGCACCAGACCTTCCTTGAAAAGATTGAACCCTATGGTGTCAATGCTGTTGGTGTGGTCAATGATGACAGTACGGAAATTTCCAGCCTGAACAGCCTGTATGCTGCTTGGTGTAAGCGGATGCGTGATGAACTTGGTATCAAGCTTCAGGTTGTAGCGTATAACCATGCTGCTGACTATGAAGGTGTTGTCAACGTGAAGAACGCTGTGTCTGATACTGGTTGGTCACCCGCTGCGCTGGTTTATTGGGTTACGGGTCTGCTTGCTGCTACGGCTATCAATGAATCCGCTATGAACCTGATTTATAACGGTGAATTCACTGTGGGCGCTGACTATACACAGTCCAACCTTGAATCCTTCATTGATTCCGGTCTGTTTGTACTGCATAAGGTTAACAATGATCTGCGTGTGTTGAAGGATATCAACAGCCTTGTTACCACTACGGCTGATAAGGGTGATATCTTCAAGTCCAACCAGACCATCAGGGTTATTGATGAGATTGCTAACAGCATTGCTCACATCTTTAACACCAAATACCTTGGACGGATTCCCAATGACGATGATGGACGGGTTGCGCTTTGGGCTGATATCGTTGCACATCATCAGGAACTTGACCGGGTACGGGCTATCCAGAACTTTGATGAAGAAGCTGTCACGGTGGAACAGGGTAATGAAAAGGGCGCTGTTCTGGTCAATGACGCTGTTGAAATCGTCAACGCTATGGAAAAACTGTATATGACCTGTGTGGTTGCCTAATGAATCTGATGAAAGGATGAAGCATTATGGGTAAAAATGTTGTTATGCGGGGCAGGGATGCGGTATTTGCTGCCCTTGCTCAGTGCTACGTTACCATTGACGGTCGGCGCTACAACTTCATGCAGATGATTGATTTTGAAGCCAATGTGGACAAGGATAAGGTTGAAATTCCGATTCTTGGACAGACTGGTAAAGGAAATAAGGCTGCTGGATGGAAGGGAACCTTCAAGGGAACCGCCCATTACAATCAGTCCATTTTCCGTGAACTGCTGCTGAAGTATAAGAAGACCGGGGAAGATATCTACTTTGACATTCAGGTTGTCAATGAAGACCCCACTTCCGCTGCTGGCAAACAGTCCATCATTCTGACCGGGTGCAACCTTGACGGTGGTATCCTCGCTAAGTTTGATGCGGACGGTGAATATCTGGATGAAGATATTGAAGGAACGTTTGAAGATTGGTCTATGCCTACTAAGTTCAACGTTCTGTCCGGTATGTAATCCACCTTCCGGGGAACGGGTGAAATATCCCGTTCCCCTTTTTCAAGCTACCACAACAAAATTTCTGAAAGGAAGTAAATAATATGTCTAACCTTGCCCTGTTTATGAAGAAAAATAAGAAGGTACGGTCTAATACATTTTACGCTGCCACTTCTTCCCTTCTGGATGAAAAAGGAAACCCGCTGATGTGGGAAATTAAACCCCTGACTACTGAAGAATCTGAAAGAATCAGGTTGGAATGTACCAAAGATGTTCCCATCCCCGGAAAGCGGAACCAGTACAGAAGCAAGATTGACACCAACCTGTACAATGATAAATTGATGGTTGCTGCTATCGTGTTCCCTGACCTGTATAATGAAGAACTTCAGAATTCTTATGGGGTGATGACCCCTGAAGACCTTCTGAAAGCTATGGTTGATAATCCTTCTGAATATTATGATCTGCTGAATTATGTTACGGAACAGTCCGGTTTTGATAAAGATATTCAGGATGAAATTGAAGAAGCAAAAAACTAATTGAAGACGGTGACGGTGAATCCACTTACGCTTACTACTGTTTGCATAAGTTCCATTGGTTACCGTCTGTTTTCCTTGATTTGGACATGCAGGAAAAAGCGTTTGTGATTGCCTGTATTGATAAACGGATTGAGGAAGAAGAAAAAGAAGCTAAGAAGCTGAAGAAGAAACACTGATGAAAGGGGTGGTTGTCATGGCTACTATTTCTTCAACAATCAAACTGGTTGACCAAATGTCCAGCCAACTGTCAACCATTGAATCCAATATCAATAGCATGAAAAGCACACTGAAAAGTGTGTCTGATGAACAGGATTCTATTGATAAATTTTCATGGTCTACCTTCATTGCCAATGCTGAAAGCGCTGGTAAGAAGATGGAAAAGATAGGTAAGCAGATGTCTGTTGCCCTGACAACCCCCCTTGTCATGCTTGGAAAGAAGCTTTACGGAACCGCTACGGGTTATGAAAGCGCCTTTGCCGGGGTTAAGAAAACCACTGATGCTACTGAAGCTGAATATGAAGCCTTGTATCAGGGACTTCTTGAAATAGCGGAAACCAACCCAACCGGATTTGTTGAAGCTGCCGGGATTATGGAAATGGCGGGTCAGTTGGGTGTTGCTAAAGAAGAACTGATAGGTTTCACAGAAGCTTATATAGGCTTGCAGGAATCCACCAATATCAATGGTGAAGATGGTGCTGCTGACATTGCCCGGTTCCTGAACGTTACCGAAAAATCAACGGCTAATATTGAAAGGGTCGGCGGTGTCATAGTTGGTTTGGGTAACAACTTTGCTACCACTGAACAGGAAATTCTTGCTATGGCTACCCGGATGGGTGCTACCGCTGACCTTGCTGGTTTCAGTTCCGCTGAAATCCTTGCTTTCTCTGCTGCCCTGTCCAGTGTTGGTATCAACGCTGAAGCGGGTGGTTCTGCTGCCGGGAAACTGATGAAAAAGATGCAGTTGGCTGCTGAAGTCGGTGGACAGGCACAAGAAAAGATTGCTGGTATTCACTGGACGGAAACGGACAAAACAACCGGGGTGTCTACTGAAGTTTGGTTGAAAGACCTTGCTACCAATGGTCTTGAATTTGTGAACTATCTGGATACCCTGAAATCCGCTGAAAAGGTGGATATTGCTTCACAGTTGGGAATGACCGTTGAAAGTCTGCAACAGATGGCTGATAGCTGGTTACTGTTTGACCAATTCAGTGAAGTCATGGGAATCAGCGGTGAAGAATTCCTGAAGGGTTGGGATGAAAGCGCTGCACAATCCATGTTGAAATTCTTTCAGGGATTGGGTAACCTTGACCCGGAAAGCGGGAATTCCGTTCTTGCTCAGTTGGCTGAAATGGATATCACTGAAATCAGACTGTCCAACCTTGTTGCTGCTATGGCTGGTAATGCTGATTTGTTTCAAGCTGCTTTGGCTGAAGCTTATAAACAGTATGGAATGGATACCGCTGAAAACGCTATGGCGGTTGAAGTCGCAAAGCGCTATGAAACACAGGAAAGCCAAAACGCTATGTTGGGGAACAAGCTTGAAAACAGCATGGCTGATTTAGGTGATAATCTTGTTAAGGCGCTTCAACCCGCCTTGGATAAGGTGAATGAACTGCTGAACGCTTTCAACGGGCTTTCTGAAGAACAGCAAACCAATATTATCAACGCTTTCATGATCTTTGCTGCTGCTGGTCCTATCGTTACCGCTATTGGTGGAACTATTGACGCTATCGCCAAAATCACAAAGGGAATCGGTAAGGTGAAAACCGCCTTGTCCGGTTTCCTTGGAAATGGTGGTTTGACAGCGCTTCTGACTAATCCGGTCACATGGGGCATTGCTGCCGGGGCTGGTATCCTGCTTCTGATTGAATATCTGGATAGTATCCCCACAAAGTTTGAAACTCTTGCTGAAGGTGTTACGGATATTCCTATTACAGTCGATCAGGGGACGGTTGATGAAACACTGTCTAAGATTGCAGAAGTTCAGGCTGCTTTGGATGGGCTGAAACCCGGTGAAGTCAAACAGGAATATGAAAACACTGTTTCAGCGGTTGAAATGGGATACGGAACCAATGATATGTATGCAACAGCTTTAGCTTATGAAGCTGCTAAAGCTAATGCACAAATTAACCAGACCGCTTCTGACTATGCTGAAAAGATGAATCAGGTTCAGCAGGAAATGGTTGAAGCTGCTTCTTCCGGTAATACGGCGCTTGCTGATGCTAAGTTTGCTGAACTGGAAGCGTTGCGGAACACCTTGAATAGTGAACTTGATTCTATCAAGGCTGATTATACCGCTAAATTGTCCAGTATCTTTGAAGGTATGGCTTCCCAATATCCTGAAGCTGCTTCTGCAATTGAAAAGGCTGCTGCAAGTTATGATGTTGCTGTTGGTGCTTCCAATATCCTTTTCAATTGGGACAGTGACTCTTTTGATAATATGGATACGGAAATGGAAGCATGGACAAATCAGGCAATGAGCATTGTTGAAAAAGCTTTCAACGCTGGTTTGTATGACAACATGAAAGAAGGATTCAATGAAGACATGAATTTTGCTGCCGGGTTGCTCGGAAGCGGAAATGAACTTGACTTCTGGAATCTGGATTATTTCAAATCTGCAATTGAAAATGGTCTTGTTGGATTTGATCTGAATAACTTGCTGAATACAGCGCTTGAAAATTCTACGGCTAATCTTCAGACAGCAACACAGGCGGTTTCTGATAATCCTGTATTGGCTTCATGGTTGTCCGCTATGCTGAATGACCCGTCTATCACAGAAAATATGGATGTTACCCAATTGCAAGGGGCGCTTGAAGGAATATTCAAAACGCTGGACTTCAAAAACGCTTTGACAAATGCTGACAATCCTTACAATTTGGGTCAGTTTGTTTCTGAAGGACTCGCACAGGGAATTGAAGGTTCCGCTGATGTTCCTGTTGGCGCTGGTTCCAGCATGGGTAGCGCAACCATTGACGCTATCAAAGCTGCTTTGGGTGTTGCTTCCCCGTCTACAAAGACCATTGAAGCTGGTTTGAACGTTGATGAAGGTTTGGGTTTGGGTATTTCTCAAAACGCTTCCATTGCTACGGGTGCTGCTTCTGCTATGGCTGGACAGGTGATAGCAATCACCATTTCTACACTGGTTCCCCCGGCTCCCGGAATCGGTCTGATGTTCAGTTTGGGTCTTGCTGGCGGTATTCGCTCCGGTGCAAGCGCTGTTATCAGTGCTGCTATTGCGGTAGCAAATGCGGGTGTGAACGCTGCAAAAGGCGCTTTGGGTATCAGTTCACCTTCTAAGGTAACCTATTGGCAAGGTGAAATGATTATTGCTGGTTATGTCAATGCTATTCACGATGGTTCCAAAGATGTTGAAAGAAGCGTTGTCAAGCTGATGGATAATTCTGAAACAGCTTGGAACAATGGTGTTTGGGATTTGATTTCCGGTTTCGCTGAAACAGAAGCACAAGCCCTTCAGGATGAATTCAACAATGTGAAGGACGGTGTGAAAATCAATGAATCTGATATCAAGAAAATCAGAACCCTTGCTGAACGTGAAGTGATTAACCACTTCACAACGGCTGAAGTGAAGGTTGAAATGAACAATACCAACACTATCAATTCTGATGCTGATATTGATTCCCTGATTTCTAAACTGGAAGACAAGGTAACAGAAAGACTTGAAGCGGTTGCGGAAGGGGTGTATACCTGATGACTGGTTATGATGTGTATTTGGGGAAGACCCTTCTTCCTGTTGCCCCTGAAAAGATATCCATGCGGATTAACGGGAAGAACACAACCTATGATCTGATAAACGATGGTGAAATGAACATTCTGAAGCTTGCGGGTCTGACAACCGTAAGCTTCACTGTTCTTTTACCCGCTGTTCAATATCCCTTTGCTGTTTACCATGACGGATTCAAAGCCCCTTCACATTATCTGGATAAGCTGGAAAGCCTGAAACAAAAGAAGAAAGGGTTTCAGCTTATCATTACCCGGAAAGATACCATGAAGGGACGGAAAAAGCTTCACAATACCAATATGACCGTTTCCCTTGAAGACTACACAATCAAGGAAGATGCGGGTGAAGGTTTTGATTTGAAGGTTGAAATCAACCTGAAACAGTACAAGGAATATGGAACAAAGACCTTCAAGGTAACTACACCCGCCCCAACTGCCCCCATTGCGATTGAACCCGCAAGACCTGAAACAACCAGTGATCCGAATACAAATGGAAAGAAAACCTATACTGCAAGGGTCTATTATTCAGGTTCATCCGGGGCGGTTAGTTCTGTGACAGCTACAAGTACAATATCTTATCAGGACGCTTTGAACAAAGCCTATAAAAAGGTTCCGGGGAATGCTCAGTGGGCAAGTACAACCAAAAAACAGGCTACTAATCAATCCCCGGCTTTGACTGATAAAGCGCTTGAAGCTGCAAGAAAACGTGTTGAAGATTCTAAGAAATCAAGCGGTACAACTGCTACAACTGTTGCTAAACCAGCTTTAACCAACCAAAACAACAGCAAAGTTATCAGATTGAAAGCTTAAAGGGGGTGAATTTGTGGATAAGGTTTATATTGAAATTCAGAACGGAACCAACGGTTTTGAACCAGTGGTTCTGGATGATATTCAATGGACAACTGAACGCAAAGGAAGCCCCGGAAAACTTATCCTGAAGGTTTTGCAGGATGCAAAACTAAACATTGAAGAAGGAAATACCGTTTCATTCAAGGTTGGGAATACGGGTGTTTTCCTTGGATATATCTTCAAAAGGCAGATGGACAAGACCAACATTCTTTCCCTGACTTGTTATGACCAAATGCGCTATCTGAAGAATAAGGATACCTACAACTTCCAGAACACAACAGCTAACCGGATTGTTGGCGCTTTGGCTAAAGACTTTGGTATCAGAACCGGGGAACTGGAAGAAACCAGCTATCTTATCAAGGCGGTTGTGTATGACAATAAAACCTTGCTGGATATGATGCAGGATGCGCTTGATATGACCCTGACCAATACAAAGAAGCTATATGTTCTGTATGACGATTATGGAAAACTGACCGTCAAGCAGATAGCAAGAATGAAGATTGGTCTGATGATTGACGCTGAAACGGCTGAAACTTTTGAATTTGATTCAAGCATTGATTCAGAAACCTATAACCGGGTTAAGCTTGAATATGAAGATTCAGATACCCACAAGCGGGAATTCTGGACAGCGGAAGACAAAAATACACAGAAGAAGTGGGGAACCCTTCAGTATTTTGAATCCATCAGCAAGGATGACAAGGATAACGCACAAAACAAAGCCAACAGCCTACTTCAGCTTTACAACCTTCCTACCAAACACCTGACCATTAAGAACGCTATTGGTGATCTTAGAATCAGGGGCGGTTCAATGGTCATGGTTCAACTGACCATTGGAAATGAGAAAGTCAATCATTGGATGGTGGTTGATTCCTGTACCCATACATTCAAACAGAATGAACACTTCATGGATTTGAACTTGATAGGGGGTGGTTTTGTTGGCTGATCTTGTGGAAAGCATGAAAAAGGCTGCATTGGAAGCGGTTGAAAATACCAACCCTTGCTGCATTATGTACGGAAAAGTTACCAGCGCTTCCCCTTTAAGAATTCAGGTAAACACCAAACTGATTCTTGAAGCTTCCCAAATCGTCTTATCAAAACGGGTGACCAACCATACTATTCCTACTTCCGGTTCAACCGGGTCACGGGAAGGGCATAGTCACGGTATTGGTTCCCTGTCCATGAATAACGCTTTGAAAGTTGGGGATGAAGTTATCATGATCCGTCAAACCGGGGGACAGGAATACATTGTTTTAGACAGGGTGGGGTGATGAAAAGATGGCTATTACACCTGAAGTTACAAATGAAGTTTTGACTGATGAAGCCTATGACATAGGGATTTATCCGTCAAAAACCTATCACATGTTGTTTGACAGGTACAGAATCATTGGAAATGTGGACGGTATTGAAGCAATGCCACAAGCAATTTTCAAGATTCTGAATACTGAACGGTCTACTTTTGCTGCCTACTCTGACAATTACGGTGTTGAACTGCTTGACCTGTACGGAATGCCAATGACCTATGTTCTTCCTGAACTGGAAAGACGGATAAAGGAAGCGCTGGAATGGGATTCCCGTATTGATTTGGTTGATGGTTTTGAATTTGAAGTGAACGGTTCCAGCATTACCGCAACATTCACCGTTCATACAATCTTTGGGGATATTGAAGCTGAAAGGACGGTGGAAATCTGATGTATGAAAATTTCAACTATGATTATTTCATGCAAAGTATGCTTGCCAATGTTCCAGATGATCTGGACAAACGGGAAGGGTCAGTCATTTGGGATGCGTTAGCCCCCGCTGCTTTGGAACTTGAAACGGTTTATATGTTCCTAAGTTGGGTGCTTGCTCAGTCTTTCGCTGATTCCGCTGACCGGGAATATCTGGTAATGCGAGCGCATGAACGGGGCTTGATTCCCAACCCCGCTACCTATGCGGTTCTAAAGGCTGAATTCACCCCCACAACGTTGACCATTCCAGCGGGAACAAGGTTCAACCTGAATGAACTGAACTATCAGGTTGGGGACGCTATTGAAGGGGAAGCTGGTAGTTATCAGTTGATCTGTGAAACAGCCGGGGCAGAAGGACACAAAAAGCTTGGAAACCTGATACCCATTGACTATGTTGAAGGGTTGGAAAGCGCAACGGCTACGGAAGTCCTGATTCCCGGTGAAGATGAAGAAGATACAGAAGTTTTCAGGAACCGCTATCTGAATGACTTCAACCCTGTCCGGTTCGGCGGGAATATAGCCCAATACGTTGACTGGATAAACGCTATTGACGGTGTAGGCGCTTCACGGGTGAAAAGACGGTCTGCCGGGGAACGGAAAGTCATTGCTACCATTATCAATTCCGAATATTCCAAAGCTACTTCAGCGCTGGTTGAAGCGGTTCAGAATTCCCTTGACCCCAATGAAGACGGTGCGGGTGATGGATTAGCCCCCATTGGTCATGAAGTCACGGTGGAAGCTGCTGACAACGCTACAATCAATATCTATTTTGAAATAGAATTTGATACCGGGAAATCCTATACCAATATGATGACCGCTATTACTGAAGTGATTGAAGCTTACCTTCTGGAACTTAGAACGGATTGGGGGAACTATTCTTCAGGAACAGCAACCGTTGTCAGAATAGCCCAACTTGAAACCCGTATTCTTGCCCTTTCCGGGGTGCTGGATATCAATAACACCAAAATCAACAGTGTTGCTGCAAATTATTCCTGTACTGATAACAAAATCCCGGTATTAGGGGTGATAACACATGACTGAAGAACGGATTGTTGATCTGTGGCAATACCTACCGGAATATCTGAAACAGTATAAGGAACTGATTTTCCTGTTTGCAGCGGAAGAACCGCATTTTCAGATATTGGTGAAGGACACAATCAAGCTTCTGAACAACATGTTCATTGATACGGCTACGGATGAAGGATTGAAGCGGTTTGAAAAAATTCTTCAGCTTTATCCCAACCCCGGTGATACCATTGAAGTCAGACGGTCTAACGTAAAGGCTAACTGGTTTTCCAATAAGGTTTATACGCTGAAAACGCTGCTGACAAGGCTTCAGCTTCTTCAGCAGAATGAAAACGTTCAACTGTATTGGGATGAAGATGATATTCACCTTCTTCATGTTATCACCCGCCTTGAACAGATGGGACAGGTTGACAGGTTGTATGAAATCCTTGAAGCTATGCTTCCCGCCAATGTTGCCTATGATTCTGACAACTACATTGAATTCAATGAAACCTTCAATCTGTTCTACGGGGTTGGGCTGGTTGGTACGGGTACATTCTTCCTGACCAATGATTTCAACCAGACATTAGGGGCGCTTGTTCCGCATTATATCGGCGCTGGTATGAGTGGAACCGGAACCCTGTTTGGAACCAATGACTTTAATGAAACTGTCAATGCTGATATGGCTTTGTATTACGCAAGCGGAATTGTTGGAACAGGTATTTTCTTCCTGACTGACAATTTCAATGAATCCGTTGAAATCAGTGGTAATGCGTTTGTAGGCATGGCAAACGGATACACTGAATTCATAAGTACACATTAAGAAAGGATGATTGACTAAATGGAACTTGCAAGTTTTATCATTACGAACAAGGGACAAGCGCTGATGGCTAAACTGATGCAAGGAACCGGAACC